CGTTCGCGCATCGCAACTTTTCGGGCGGCTTTGGCGGTGCGCCAGCTGTCATCCGGCCGAGAACCTGACCGATCAGCCCAAGCGCGTCCACCTGGTCATCGTGCTTGCCGGCCGGGAAGCTCAGTAGCTCTGATCGCAACTCGGGATACCATGGCGCGTGCTTCGGCACGTAAAGCCCATGGAGCTCCATCCGGCCGCGGATGGACTGCGCCCGAACGGCCTTGTCCCCTCGCGTCGGAAACTGCGCCCGCGCCACATAGGCCTGACGCTCGCGCATACGCCGCTCAAGGAATGGCCCGACGCCCGCCCTGATCTGCCCCTGCTCTTCCGCCCAGCCGATCGGCTTCCATTGCTGAACGAGATCGCAGAACGCCTCGATCCACCTATCCGCCGATGCCTGCACTCTCCACAAGTCGAGAACGTACATGCGCCAATCGGGGTCGATGCCGACTACGATGTGGACGGTGTAGTCGCCGCCGTCGGCGGTCATCGCATAATCGGAAGCGCCGTATACCTTCAGCGTTTGGAGCGCCGGCCGAGTCTCATACGGCTTCAGCCACTCCGTCTTGAAATAGTCGCCCTCTTCGGGCGCCGGCCGCTGCTGGTAGAGCGCCGACCACGTTCGAGCGGGCGTGACCTTGCTCAACTCCACAAGATGCTCGCCGTATCCGTAGTCGTCATCGGACCAAAGCGGCTCGCCGAGAGCGCGGCCGAGCGCATCGTCGGGTTCGGCCAGAGCCGGCAGGCTGATCACTCGCCATTCTTCGTGGTTGAGCGCTAGGCCAGCCAGGTCGGCTTCGTGCCAGCGAGTTTGAATTAAGATTTCCGCCGCGCGAGGCACCAGCCGCGTCTTGAAGTCGTTGATATACCAGTCCCAGATGCGATCCCGGATGAGTTCGCTGTCGGCGTCCTGCCGCGAGCGGATTGGATCATCGATGAGGCCGAGCTTGGCGCGGAACCCAGCAATGCCGGTTCCGACGCCGGCAGCGTAATACTCGACGCCGCTATCGAGCGACCACCGGCCCGCCGCTTGGCTGTCAGCGGCCAAAGATATGCCGAGCGTTGTCGAATGTTCCGATACGAGATTGCGGATGCGCCGCCCCCACTTCTCGGCGAGCTCGGTCGTATGCGAGGCAGCGAGGACGTTCCAATTGGCGTTGGCCAGCAGCCATGCCGGAAATAGAACGCTCGTGTAAGTCGATTTCGCCGACCCCGGCGGCATGAAGATCGCTAATCGGGGCGTTTCACCTCGTGCGACCTTTTCCAGCTCAGAAATCAGCAGCCTATGGTGCGCCGCCGGCTCAAAGCCACAGTGCCGACACCACTCAATTAAGCTGCGACGGACTGCGAGGCTTCGGCGCTGCTCCAGCAGTTCCAGAACTTCCCGCCGGGTCTCCGCCGGCAAGGAGTTCACGAAGGCGGGCGTCAATCTCGTTTTCAGATCGGCGGGGAGTGACATTGAGGTTCCTAAAAACGTAATGGCCGGACAGCTCGGCTTTTAATTTGAGGGCGCCATTTGCCGCCGCGTATTGCCCGGCGTTCAAGGCTGCGGCGGGTTGAAGTTCGGCTTCCTCCAATAGACTCTCAAGTGTGATTTCCGCTTTTCGCGCCACCTTTTGCTGTAGCTCAACAACACGCTGTTGAATCTGAACATTTCTCAACAATCGCGGGCCGGCGGTCTCGGCCGATTTACAAGCGGCGCGATAGCCAGCCAGGCGATACGCCTCTACCGCGCTTTTGCCTTGCGCGAGATATTGGGCAAAGCGCTCATGGCGCGCGTTTTTGAGACTTTGCACTACGGTTGCCGGGCGACGGCAGATATTGAGTTGCCGCGAGCACGTTGGCCAATGTCGGGGTGGGATTGGCTCCCAGAGCGGCGCTTGCCGGAATTGAGACAAGCCTTGGTCGCGTGCGCTGCTCCTGTGCCGGCGATGTTTCGGGGGGTCATAGCTCAGGATGTCCTCTGCTCATCGCGCAAGAATCCGTCGCGCTGAAGCGCCGCCTGCACCGCACGTCGGGCATAAGCACTTTCGGAAATCAATTCGTTTGCTGCCGCACGCTTGATCGCATCTGTGATCGGCGCCGGAACACCGAAGTTGAGCGCTTCACAATTTTCGGCTGCACGACTCTTTGCATCCATTTGCGACTCTCCGCTTGCGTTACCAACGCAGTTAGCTTGGGTATACACAGATTTCGTAGATGCGCTACGGTTTTCAACGTTGGCTCTGGAAAAGCCCAGGGTTTCGATGTATCTAAATTTCTGCGATTTCCTGCCGAGGACTTACAACCCATGCCCAAAGACAGAATCGAGCGCCGATCGCTTTTCCAGGTGCTCAATGACTTAAGCGCTGAAAAGATCAGCCGACGGGCATCTCTCCTGAAGACTTGGGGGGGCTCAAAAAAGCTGTGGGCGAACGGCCCCGGGCGAGTCGAAATTGCTTCTCTAACGAACAGCTCTGATGAACCAAGCCCGCAGGACGACTCCGAGGCTGAAAGCCTTTTTTACAGAAGAGGAATTGATGCCAACACTCTTACCGAAGAGCTACGGAATTATCTAATTCGCTCCAATCCGCATCCCTTGGTAACTACGAGCATTGGATGGTGCCTACTGGCTGACCCTACTCTATCCGCAGAATGCCCCGAGTATTGGAAGATTAGCCCCGGCAATTGGATTTTGTATTTCATCATCAGGAATGGCCGACCTCCCAAAAAGAACCCTACAAACTCGGCGGACGCGGCAGCAGCAATCGCGAACGGTGATCGGGTCGCTTTGGGACGGCATCTCCTAGCATCGCCCGTTTTGGACGATAATATCCGGAAGAAGCTCATCGATGCGTTGGATCAGAATTTGGAAGGCGACTCACAGTGGCGATTGAAATTCAAGCGGCGGGGCGGCCAACCAAGCTCCGAACTAGGAACCAAGATTCGGGAGGTGATCATAACGCTCGTCAAGGACAGGATGTTGGAAGAGGCAAAACGTCAAGCGCTGGCCGCCGGGACTAACCGTCCTTCGTGGAGTGACGAGCCGACCTATTCGACCTATCCAATCTGGCCTAAGATAGCGGGAGTATTGAAATCAAAATATGACCTAGAAGTCGGAAAAGCAACCATTAGAGCCGCCAAAGCAAGGCCGCCGCGCGTCCGACCAAAAACCCCCCTTAGTTGAATATCCGCTTCCGGCGCTACCGTAGCGCATTCCTGGCCATGACCAGGGCATGCAACGCGGTTTCCTTCTATGACAAACAGCTCTTCTCAGGCGGTCTACCTGCGACGCGACCAGGCGGCCACGTACATCCAAAGCAAATACGGCTTTCCGTGCTCGCGTCAGTGGCTGGCGAAGCTTGCCGTTACCGGCGGCGGACCCGCGTTTCGGAAGGCGGGGCGTTACCCCCTCTATGATCTGCCCGACTTGGACGATTGGGCAAAAAACCGGATCGGCCAGCGCGTGCGGTCGACCGCCGAGCTGTCCGCCGCCTAATGCACGCAACAGCAAGTGCGAAGCCGGCCCCCGCTGCGACGGGGAACCGGCTTCAGGAAGTTGATCGGCTAGGCGGCGCGATCATCCAAGCAAAGCTTGTCGGTACAATTAATGGGGGCCGCACATGAGCGGCGCCCGTCATCGTCGCAAAGGTGACTGCATCGAACGCGAGCTTGTGCAGATGCATCGCGCTATTGGGCTGCACTGCGAGCGCGTGCCACTGTCCGGTGCGTCGCGCTACCAGGGCAACGGCGCCGACATCGACATCTACGCATTCGGCACAGACAAGGCTCCGCTCGTCGCCGAGGTCAAGGCCCGCAGGGATGGCGCCGGCTTCGCCACGCTCGAGCGATGGCTCGGCGAATACGATGCGCTGTTTCTTCGCCGCAACAATGCTGATCCGCTCGTGCTCGTGCCTTGGCGCATGTGGGCGCGCATTCTGGAGCAGGTGCGATCATGAATCTCGCGACCAGAATTGACTATGCGAGGCTGATTGAGCGGGTCGCGCTCAAACTATTGGGCGAGCCTAATGCTGGGCTGTCGAAGCCCCCGCGCGACGTTCGGTTTGGTAGTCATGGCTCGATGGCCGTCAATTTCGAAGAGGGAAAATGGTTCGATCATGAGAACCAGATTGGCGGCGGGGTCCTCGATCTGATCAAACATAAAACCGGCCGAAACCATGGCGAGGCGCAAGCGTGGCTCAGAAGAGAGGGCATTTGTTCGTCGCCGTCTAACGCCTCTTATCCAGCTCCGCACTTGGACTCGGCAGTCAAAGCCATCCGTAAGGCCATCGTCAGCTACGACTACGCCGACGAGCGAGGCGAGTTGCTTTTCCAGGTCGTTCGCTATGAGCCAAAGGAATTTCGGCAACGGCGACCCAATGGAAATGGAGGATGGGAGTGGTCACTCGGTGACGTTCGCCGCGTGCTTTACCGGCTACCCGATCTCGCGCCGGCGATACAGCGCGGTGACACAATTTACATCGTCGAGGGCGAAAAAGACGCCGATGCGCTGCTCGACAATTCAATGCACGCGACCTGCAATCCTGGCGGCGCTGGCAAGTGGCGGGTTGAGTACAGCGAAATGCTACGTGGGGTGGACGCGGTAGTCATCCCCGACCACGATGAATCAGGACGCCGCCATGCTGAACAAGTTGCAGCAGCACTGCACGGCCTCGCACGCCGCGTTCGCGTTCTCGATCTTGCGATTCTGTGGCCGGAATGCCCGCCAAAGGGTGATGTTTCAGATTGGCTCCTAAGCCACACAGCATCGAACTTGAGGGTTTTTGCAGATGCGTTGCCGGATTGGAAGCCACCTGCCGAAGTTATTTTGGTCGCTAATGTCGCTTCTGTCGCTTCCGAGTGGCCGCTCATAGATCCCGCCGCCTTTCACGGTCTAGCCGGGGAAGTGGTGCACACGATAGAACCCCACAGTGAAGCAGATCCCGTCGCAATACTCCTCCAAATACTTGTTGTTGTGGGAAACGTCATCGGCAGGCTTCCGTTCTACCAGATCGAATCTGACCAACACCACAGTAATCTCTTCGCGGTGCTCGTCGGAGCAAGCGCCAAAGCTCGCAAAGGAACGAGTATGGGCCGCGTACGAGCGGTCACAAGGGTGGCCGACGAGAACTGGCACGCTGATCGCATCAAGGGCGGTTTGTCATCGGGCGAAGGTCTCATCGCTGAGGTCCGTGACGAGGTGCGGACATGGGACGCAAAAGAGCAACAACATCACATCACCGACCCGGGGGTTGCTGACAAGCGCCTGCTGATTGTCGAGCCGGAATTTGCCGCCGTGCTCGGGGTGGCCGACAGGCCCGGAAATACTATCTCGGCGCTAGTCCGGCGGGCCTGGGACGGCGACAAGCTTGCCACTCTCACCAAAAACTCATCGCTGACCGCGACCGAGGCCCACGTCTCCATCATCGGTCATATTACCGAGGATGAGTTGCGCTCACGTATCACCCGTACCGATCTGGCGAATGGTTTTGCCAATCGGTTCTTGTTTGCGCTCATCCGGCGCTCGAAGGAGCTGCCATTTGGAGGTGATCTAACCGATAGCGAAATCCTGCACCTCGGCGAACGCCTCAAGAGCGCGATCGAATGGGCCAAGACCGCGGGCCGGGTGACAATGACTGATGCCGCCAAGGTCACCTGGGCCGCGGTCTACGGCGCGTTGTCGGCCGGTCAGCCCGGCCTACTCGGCGCGGTGACAGCGCGCGCGGAGGCCCAAACTATTCGGCTGGCGTTGATCTATGCGCTGCTGGACGGGGCTGCTGAAATAGACGAGCCGCACCTCCGCGCCGCATTGGCAGTGTGGGAATACTGCGAGACATCAGCAGCGCATATTTTCGGCAACACGCTCGGCGATCCCGTCGCTGACGAGATCGAGCAGGAGCTCAAGCGACAGTTCCCCGAGGGGATGACCAGGACCGCTATTCGCGACCTGTTTGGGCGCCATCGGACGACCGATCGCATCGGCGCAGCACTGGCGCTCCTTTTGGCCAAGAACCGGGCACGGGTGGAGGCTGCCGCCACCGGCGGCAGACCTGTCGAAACCTGGTTCGCGAGCAGTAGGGGCTGACCCAGATGGGCAAATACCTCGACCTTCTGACAGCCCGAGTTCACCCGCGGGCGTGCGACATAAGCGACATAAGCGACAAAAAGCCCCCCTGGTGATGACTTTGGTCGCTTATGTCGCTTTGGTCGCATCCTGCAAGAGCTAGAGCGGCGCTGTCCCGACTACATCGACCCGGCCGATTGGGAGTGGGCCCTCGCTGATGGTCGGGTATTTCTGTCTGCGTGGGGGAAGCAGGCGGAAGCGCTTGGCTGGACGGCAGTCGATCTGTTCGGCTTGGCGCCCGTGCCGGAGCGGCCGACGGCCAACTATCGGCGCCTAGCGCGCTACGACTTAACCGGGCTCATCTGGTTGTTGAAGGGCCGTCCCGTCGTGGCGCTGACCGGTGACAGCGCCGCCATCCAACAGCCTACGGGCACCGTCCTTCGCTACCGCCGCAACCGCAAGCCCGCGTTCGGTCCGCTCGGCGACAGCATCGACGATATGG